GGTCATGGTGGTTCTATGACTATTATTATTAAGAAAAATAAAAAAAAGAAATAGATTACTATGGGTATAATGTCTTCACCTGCATGGACTCGTAAAGAAGGAAAGAATCCTAAGGGTGGTTTAAATGCTAAAGGTAGAGCATCATATAATAAGGGTAAAACAAAAACAGGTAAGAAAAGAAATCTTAAAGCACCTAGTAAAGTTAAAGGTAATAAAAGAAGAAAAAGTTTTTGTGCAAGGATGAAGGGAATGAAAAAGAAACTTACATCTAAAAAAACTGCAAGAGACCCTAATTCAAGAATTAATAAATCTTTAAGAGCATGGAATTGTTAAATGGCTAAAACTTATCTATCAATGGTTAACGAATTACTGGTTGAAATTAATGAACCTGAAGTTACAACTGTATCAGGAGCATTAGGAATACAGAAGTTTGTATCTAATTGTGTTAATAGAGCTTACTTTGATATAGTAGATTCAGTAGATGAATGGTCTTGGTTACATACTGCAGCACCTCAAAACGAATACTATGGTAATCATTTTGTTGAAACTGTAGCAGGAACAAGATGGTATTTAATGAAACCAGGTTCAGCTAATATAGATGCAGATTTTGATTCTGTTAACTGGGATGGTTTTACTTTAACTGAAGAAGGAGTTAGTGGAGAATCAGCACCCTTTACAATTAATAAATTAGCCTTTACTACTTTAAGTTCATGGAGAAGTAATTATGCTGCTACTGAAGAAGCTAACAAAGCTAATTCACAAACATATGGAACACCTGTTAGAGTATTAAGAAGTTCAGATGGAAGAAGATTTGGATTATCTCCAATACCTAATAAAGTTTACAGAATTTATTTCTTTGCTTACAATAGACCTACAGTTTTAGCTGCAGATACAGATACAGTTTTATTTCCTGAACAATACAAACCAGTTCTTTTAGCAAGAGCTAGGTATTATATTTATCAATTTAAAGATAATATTGCACAATCGCAATTAGCATTAGATGAATATAAAAAAGGATTACAAAATATGGCTGACCAATTAAATTCACCTCAACCTGAATATATGTCAGACGTTAGATTTACATACTTATATTAAGGAATAAACTATGCCAACACAAGGAGCTTCAATTACAGTACAAGGAGGCTTGGATTTAGTTTCAAGTTCTCATGCTTTATTTAAAACTCCTGGTGCAGCAACAGTTTTAAAAAATTTTGAATCATCTACTACAGGTGGTTATAGAAGAATAAGTGGTTTTGAAAAATTAGGAGGAAATAGTGCAGTTATTCCTTCAGGAGTTAGTACAGATAGTATTCATGGTATTTCAGGATATGCAAATGGAGTTATCGTAGCTCAAGGTGCTAATTTATATTTTAGTACTACAGGTACTTCTTATGTTCAAATTAACAAAGATACTTTTACAGCAGCTACAGGAACAGTTTCAATCAGCTCAGGTTCACCAACAGTAACAGGAACAAATACTGTATTTACTTCTGAATTTATTGTAGGTGATGATATTAAAATTGATAATAATTTTTATAAAGTATTATCTATTACAAGTGATACTGTTTTAACATTAGACACTAATGCAAATACTGCTAATACTCAAAATAGTTTATCTTTTTTTAAAGGTGGTATTGCTTCAACTGCTTTAGCTGCTGCTACAACAATTCCAAGAACAAATCAAACTAATGTTAATTTTACTAATTTTGAATCATATGGTTTACATGGTACGTTATACTTTGTAGATGGTCAAAATAAAATAGGTGAATTTTTTATTGATAATAATAACAAATATCATTTTGAAGAAGTAACAAGGTCTTCTCCAGTAGGATGTTCATTAATTGAAAAATATGCTGAACGAATTGTAGTATCAGGACAATCAACTAATCCAAGTCTAGTTTACTATAGTACTCGATTAAAACCTTATGATTTTGAAGGTGCATCTGCAGGATTTGTAGATGTAGGAGATATAGTAACAGGTATTAAAGTATTTAGAAACAGTTTAATTATATTTTGTAAAAACAGTATTTATGAGTTGACAAACCTTGATTCTACTCCTATAATTAAATCAGTAACAAAAAACATAGGTTGTATAAGTGGCAACTCAATTCAAGAGATAGGTGGAGATTTAATTTTTTTAGCACCTGATGGATTAAGAACAATTGCTGGTACAGCTAGAATTGATGACGTAGAATTAAGTTCTATTAGTAGAAAAATTTTACCATTAGTAAATGATATAATTAATAACTTTTCTAATTATACTATTTCAAGTATGGTAATTAGAGAACGAAGTCAATATAGATTATTTTATTATCAATCAGGTCAAGCAACTTCAGGACAAAAAGGAATTATAGGTACATTTAAATATAGTTCTGATGGTATTCCTGCTTTTGAATGGAGTGAGACTAAAGGTTTACCTGTTAAGTTTTGTACTTCCGATATAAATACAAGTGGTACAGAAGTTTTACATCATACAGATGAAACAGGATTTGTTTATAAACATGACACAGGCAATAGTTTTGATGGCTCTAATGTAGTAGCTGAATTTCAAACACCTGATATGGATTATGGTGATAATGGTTTAAGAAAAAGTTTATACAAAGTAAAAACTAATATTGAACCTGAAGGAACACAAAACGATTTAAATTTAAGAATCAGATATGATTTTGAAAGTAGTGAAGTTCCTCAACCTGGAAACTTTGCAGTTGGAAATTTAAGTTCAGCTTCATTATTTGGTTCAGCAGTATTTGCTTCAGCTACGTTTGGAGCAACAACACTACCAAGTAAAAGTGTATTAGTAACAGGAAGTGGTTTTTCTAATAACTTTAAATTTTTTAGTGATGATACAAATGCACCATACTCAGTAAATGGAATGTTTGTTTCATTCATAGCAGGAGGAAGAAGATAAATTATGGCAGGATATACTAGACAGAGTTCTATTAATGATGGCGATACAGTAACAGCAGCATTATTTAATAATGAATACAATCAATTATTAGCTGCATTTAATAATGCATCAGGACACAAACATGATGGTACATCAGCAGAAGGTCCAGTTATAGGATTAATTGGAGATGCTGGTCTTACAACTCCATTAAATAAAATTTTAATAGATACAACAAATGATGAAATAGGTTTTCATGTTGATGTATCAGGAACATCTACACAACAATTTAAATTAACAGATGGAGCAATTGTTCCTATTACAACTAATGATATTGATTTAGGTACATCATCTTTACAATTTAAAGATTCTTTTTTTGATGGAACAGTTACATTAGATGGTTTAGTAATTGGTTCAGCAGCTTCTATTACAGATGTAGATACAGATTTAAGTTCAGTTTCAGGAAGTGATGATACAGTAGCTAGTGCTAAAGCAATTAAAACTTATGTTGATGCACAAGTAACAGCTAGTGATTTAGATTTTTCAGGTGATACAGGTGGTTCTCAATCAATTGATTTAGATTCACAATCACTAACATTAACTGGTGGAACAGGTATAGATACAACTGGTTCTTCTCAAACAATGACATTTGCAATTGATTCTACAGTTGCAACATTAACAGGTTCTCAAACATTAACAAACAAAACTTTAACTAGCCCAGTTTTAGATACTGGTATTAGTGGTACAGCTTTTAAAGATGAAGATAATATGTCATCTGATTCAGCTACAGCAGTTGCTTCACAACAATCTATTAAAGCATATGTTGACACTCAAGTAGCAACTATACCAACTGGAGATATTACTTCAGTAGTAGCTGGTACTGGTTTAACAGGTGGTGGTACATCAGGAGATGTAACATTAAATGTTATAGGTGGTACAGGGATTACAGCTAATGCAAATGATATAGCTATTGATAGTTCAGTTGTAACATTAACTGGCTCACAAGCTTTAAGTAATAAAACTGGTAATATATCACAATGGACAAATGATGCAGGTTATTTAACTGCAGAAACAGATAATCAAACATTAAGTTTTTCAACACCAACTTTAACAATTAGTAATGGTAATAATGTAAATTTAAGTACATTAACAACTGGCTTAATTACAGCAAGTTCAACTGATACATTAACAAATAAAACTATAGATGCAGATGGTACTGGTAACTCAATTACTAATATTGAAGATGCTAATATTAAAGCTGCAGCAGCTATTGATGCTACAAAAATTGCAGATGGTTCAGTAACAAGTGCAGAATTTCAATTTATTAATTCATTATCATCAAATGCACAAACTCAAATAGATTCAAAACAAGCAACTATTGATGCATCTAATAGATTAAATGCAAATTTAATACATGATGGTTCAGTAGATAATACAGAATTTGGATATTTGGATGGCGTAACTTCAGCTATTCAAACTCAAATCAACACTAAACAAGCAACTATAGATTCGTCTAGTAGATTAAATGCAAATTTAGTAGGAGATGGTTCAGTAGATAATACTGAATTTGGTTACATCAATGGTGTAACTTCGGCTATACAAACTCAGATAGATGCAAAAGCATCAAATGGATTTGCTGTAGCAATGGCAATAGCTTTATAGTTGTTGACAGTTAAACAATAAAATGGTATAATTAGGATAATCTATGGCACAAGACTTCGAAAGATATTTACAACGAAACATATCAAACAACTCAGGTTCACCTACTACATTAAGAGCAGCAGCAGATTCTGATGATGCAATTATTGGAATTAGATGTTCAAATACATCAGGTACATCTGTTAATGTAACTGTATATGTAGAAAATAGTTCAACTACTTATCATATAATTAAAGATGCACCTATCCCAAGTGGTGGTTCATTAGAATTAATTGATGGTGGTTCTAAAGTTGTTTTACAAACAGGAGATGCAGTTAAGGCTTATGCTTCAGCAGCAACTTCAGTTGATATAATTACAAGTGTTGTAGATACTATCTCAGCATAATTTTAAGGAATAATATATATGGCATATGTTGGTAAAACACCTGCAGCAACAGCTTTAACATCAAATGATTTAGCAAATGGTATTGTCTCAGCAGACAAACTAGCTACTAATTCTGTAACTGAAGTTAAGGTAAATGCAGATGCTATTACAAATGCTAAAACAGAATTTACACCTGGATTAGTAATTAAAGGTGATGGTTCAAGTGCTGATGGAAAATTAACTTTAAATTGTTCGCAGAACTCTCATGGTGTTTCTATACAAGGACCTCCAC